TCGGACTTCAGCTTCTTCTCTTTCCGATGGTGACAAAGCTTTGAGTTTAAACTTGGTTGCATCTTCTCCAACACTTCCGAGATCATCAAGAGAACCACTATTTAAATAATTGTTCCGTTGTTCTTCGGTCGCTTCAACTGATGAATCACAAGTCACCACAACGTCAAGAGTCTCGTTTGAGCTAGTAAGAAAATGCAAGGCCATGATTAAACTCCTAAAGCGATTCTGAATGGTGAGTTGCCTGCATTGTCTTCATAAGATGAAGTTCCGAAGTCTCCTGCATAGCGACTCTGTTGATATGTCAAGTTCTGTCTTACTATATCATTACCACTGATGTCATATACATTTGGATCATTTGTGAGCATAGCAGCAGGGAGCATAATTGCACATCCCTGTCCATCGCCTTGAGGACCAGTTCCAACTAATACTTGGCGAACTGTACGATTGAAGAAATCGTCTTTGATTGCTGTGTTGACTGTTGAGATAGTTAACGACAGTTCAACAGCTACATCACTGATCTCCATACCACTCATGGCTAAGATGCTGTTTGAATGTCCAAGTGGTGTAAGAGTGTTTGTATATGTCAAGCTGAAGTCTTCACAATCAAGAGCGATTCGACCAAGTGCATCAGGAGAAGAAGCATTTGATAAACTTGATGGTGATGCACTACTCAATACAACATATGAACCTCTGAATAGTGGAGCGGCTCCAGTGTTGTAACTTGGCTCAGTTGGTCCGGATGCATTTGCATGATCATCGGTGATATATGCTGATTGATAAGTAAAGTCAGCCATGAGGCGACCATTGTCTAAAGAGATACTTAGAGACTCTAAAACACAACCAAAGGCCAAAGTTTTAAAGTTCACACCCTCAATGATAAAGGCCACTGAACTCTCAAAGTTTCCTGTTTGAGTTCGGCTTGGTGTGTACCAAGTCTGAAGCCCTCTTAATGCTGTGTAGCTGTTGCCTGAAAAAGCAGGAGAACAGATCGCATTTCCTGTTCCTCCATCGTTGTCAGTGATAGCACTATATTCGGCACGACCTGCGATTGTTGTGCTGATTAGAGTTCCAATGTCAGCAATAGCCGGAGCACTATTTGGAGTATACTCATTTCCGCTTACACCTGTAACAGTGTCAGAAATTACGCTTGGAAGTTTGGTTTTAAGACCTGCACCAAGAAGTAAACCAAGATAGTTTGATGTGTAATTATCAGCAGCACTTCCAATAGTTGTAAGATCAACTCGACAAACGATTTGACCTGTTCTTCTTCTTACTCTTGAACCTGAAGAATAAACAGTATCGGGCTCACTTGGTACAAAGTAAGAACCATCACGAGCATCATTGCGCTCGGAGACTACTGGTTCACCTGCGATCACAATTGGGTCACGTTCACAAGGGATTGAAGTATAAGTCAAACCGCTTGCACTTGGAAGTCCAGTGGTTGCAGACAAAGAGCCAAAAGAACTCTCAACAGCGATTGATAGAGAACGATGTGTAACAGCCATTTTTCAAGCCTCCAAAAAAAGTAAATCAAAAGGGAGCGACAACAAGAACGCCAATCGTTCGCCTTGAGAATCAAATATGGTTTCGATGTTAGCAGACAAAGGAATCAAGCTGACTATTCCTGTTGTAGCTAGATTATACTGTGGACCTTTTAAAGTGTCGATGAGATTAGCGCAATCCTCATTCATCAAGCGAAGTAAGAAACCATCATCTTGAGGGATGTCATATCTAACACGACAAAGCACTCTTGAACGTTTCCGACCACTAAGCCCGGCTTGTCCATCGTCTTGAGCAAGTCCATCAATTCTTAATTCAAAGTAGCGAGTTGAGTTTGCTCTCTCTTCAAGTGGTATGGTGTGACCATTTCCACGATTGACAGCGACAAAGCCATGATGGGAATCTGTCTTTGGTGTGATTCCCTCAACTAAGTTCTCTAAGTATTCTAATGATTGAAAGATGCCTTGACTCATCTCAGCTTTCTCCTGAAATCAAACTCTATAGCTTTAACAAGTATATCAACTTCTTTATCAGTCAAACCGATAAACTCTCTTTCCTTGTTTACACCATATCCATACTGAGCATTATTTGTTAATCCAATTTTAAATCCATTTTGTGTGGCTTCTTTAACAACAAAGTTGTTAAGCATATTTCCACTTAAAACTAAATCAACTTCAGCACTGTCTCCGACTCCGCCTCTTTTTCTACTCTCTTTTTTATATTGTTTATAGCCACCTGAATAGAAAATGCTTTTACCTGTCCTTGATGGACGACCGCCTTTCGGTTTTAATCTAGCACCTTTTTTAGATATATATATGGGTCTTGTTGAATAACCCTTAAAAGGTCGGTCACTGGCATCTAAACCTTTCCCCGTTCTGATCTTAATAGACGCAACAGTATTCGAAGCTAAGCCCATCGAATCTCTTGCAGTCCAAAGGCTTCTGGGCAAATTGAGATTTACTCGAACAGTCATTAATGCCTCATTCCACGCTTTGGAGTGAAGAACGCATCATAAGAGTTTTTACTATATGAGCGCCAACTGGCTCGAAAGTCGGAAGCACTTCCACCTTTTCGGCTGATACTTTCTTCACCACTGTCAACAATGCCATCACCATCAAGATCCAAAGCCACCGAACCCAAGGCAGAATCAAGAAGCTCTTGACATCTTGTTCTCATCGCTTCAGCGACATCAAGTTGGAGACTGAGTTCATAGACTCTTGAAGCTGTGCAGTAAGCATGAGCAAGCTTAAAAGACTCTGCATTAAATACTTCATCTTCTGTGATGTCATCATTTGAAGAAATGACGTTTCTAATCATTAAAGCAATCTCATCAAGACTCGCTTTAATCTGTGGTTGAAAGTCGCTCTGTCTTCTTGGAATCATATCGGCTAGGTTTGCAAAGGTCGCCACAAACTCATCATGATCAAGGCCAGTGTCAAAAGGTCTTGGAGTTGCTTTGATGATTCCTTTTTCAAGCTTAATATGATTCTGACTTCCAAGGTCTGCCGAGTAACTAAGCTCATAAGGATAGTAACCGCTTAACGCTGTGACCGCTGAACTTGTCACCGTCACATAGTACATTGAAAATACTAAAGTGGCATTTGTGCTCAGGTCGATCTCTCTTGGGAGTGGTTCGGCAAGAATGGCAGTCGTTCCAACTACTCTTGAAATGGTCACTGAAAACCAAGTATCTCCATCCGTAACCAAGAAACCTTTAGCTTGATCTCGGTGAAGAGAGACAGCACTGGCGCTCAATGTTAATGTTCTTCTATCTGTTGCGATTGAATTGACTGTCAAGTCAGTTCGGCTTTGGGTCATTGTCTCACTAAAAGCAGACGAGCCACCTTTAACAACAAGAGTCGGAGCTGTGCTTAATGGTGTTGGAGCATTATATTCAAATAGATAGTTTTGGCCTGTTATTGCTTTTCTCATCTTTTGGCGCTCCTGTTTGCTTTGTTTATATCGGCTTGTTTAGCCTTGGTCAGATTAGCAGCTTCGACAAATCCCTCAGTAACTGGACTCCAACTATGTCGACAGTTATAGCCACCACCTGAAGTGATCACGCTTAATCCTTGTCCATTATTAAGCTTTCTCATTTGTTTGTCATTAACAACAAGATTTATTAATACTCTACAGAATGGCCGAGTGATTCCATCTCTTGGACCAGTGTATAGATAATTGTCAAGTCCTGCTGTCTCTGCTGCTACTGCTGTCACGCTTCGACCATATTGAGAGATTCTTGTTTTAACTTCGGTTAGCTGTGAACCCTCAGAACGCTTAAGCCTTGCTTCGAGATTGCTCATTACAATGCTTGGTGGTACGTCAACCAATAGATCTCTGAGTGATTCATTAATGCTAGTTTTAAAAGTTGGAAGAATCACTTCATCAAATACAGCTTGAGCCGTTGTTGATTGTATAGTTTCAAGCTGTGGAGCTATCGAGTCAAACCCAAAGTTGGGTTGAATTGCTTTGATAGCTTGTTCCGCAGCTTCTTTAATTGCTTCTTGTTGTTCAATAAACTCATCAAGTGCGAGTCCAAGGCCACCTTGTAAAATGAATTCAAGAAGCTGTTCATCATTTAGATTTAAAAGAGTCAATGGATTACTAGCTGTGATAGCTGTCTCCACTGTCTCTAATAGTTGCGCTCTTGCTTTCCGAAGAGTGGAAGCAAAAGCTTGCTCAGCTGAAATCTCAGCTTTGAGCTGTTTGACTCTTGCTCTTGTTAATGTGGCCATCGCACCACTCTGACTTTTAGCTTGTTTCGTCATATCCTCAACAGCTAATTTGTCAGCGTCTTCTCTCTCAGCCAAGAGAGTGTGTTCATGGCCACAAGTACAAGGCATGGCTTATAGACAGTCAGTCAAGATGAAGCCAAGAGTTGAGTCAACAGCGTGGAACTTGCCAACTTCTTCAGCGTAAACATAGCGACGAGTCTTGTCTAATGAGTCATATTGACCGGCAACAACACTATTAAAGCTCAAGTTTAGAGCGCCAACTGGCATACCCTTAACGTTTCCTGACTTCTGAACAATAGCGTCCGAGCCTCGTAAGATACCCATGAAGAGAACGTCATCAGTCCAAATTGCTGCCTCGCTTGAAGTCGCTCCTGGTACTGCTGTATCTTGTCGTGCTTGACCTACATAAATGTTAGGGATGCCAAGAACGTCACGAAGAACAGAGATAACTGCTTCATCATTCAAGATAAGATTTCCGCTTGCGATACCTGCTGCTGAACTCCCAACATAGCCACGTACTTCAGGATTTCTTGCGAGTTCTCTGAATAATGCACGACCAAATACAAGACTATCCGGGTTGATACCATGAGCATTTGCGAACACTGTATCTTTTAGATTATGTAAGTAGGTGAGTGGCGTTGCTCCTGTATCATTGAACTTTTTGCCAAAAGTAACTCCACAGTCTGCATCGTTGAAGTTAGCAGTACCAAAAAGAAGATCAGCGCAACGCTTCTCACGAGCAAGCTTAATTACTCGGCTTACTTTTTTCGCTAGTCGAGCTTCTTCACTGCCAGGGTATTGGCTGTCAAAGATGTCTTCCATAGCGATGGAGTCTGAAGCGCCATAGATCAAAGCTTTATAAGTTTGGCTTGAACGATCGAAACCGCCAATGGTTGCACGACTAGAACCTGGAGCACGCTCAAGGTCAAGACCTGCACCGGCACCCATGAAGTTTCGAGTTTCTTCTAAAAGAAGAGTACCTGAACGCTCAGGGATGTTGACAGTCTCAAGAACCTTGTCAGCGATCAATTGGTTATCTGATGGAATCGCTTCATTAACAAGGCTTGTTAAGATTTGATCTACTGGATGTATATTACTATAACTTGAAGCCATGAGTTATCTCCTTAGCTAATTTGAGTTAGGTTGCTTGGACCAGTGAAAACGACCTTGATTTGGTCGCCACTTGCAGCACTTACTTGATTGATGTTTGGAATCATGCGAGCGACTGCATATTTGCTAGTGGCTCCGTCGAAAGCAACAAGTTTTCCGGCTGTTGTCGCCATAAGAAGATTCATTGTTGCCGGTGCAATGTTGCCACCTGCAATCGCTCTTGTCATGCCGAAAGCAACAACTTCAACAACGTCTCCAGTTGAGCAAGCACGTTGAGCAACACCAATGCAATTGTCTTCAGTAGCAGCATCAGTGATAGTTGCTTTACCTGCAACGTCAACAGACACAAGAGCGAACTCAGTGATGGCTTCGGCAGCCACAAGGGTAATGATATTATCTGTGTTAGCCATGATTAAGCCTCCATAGCTTTAGTGTAGAAATCAGTTTGATTTTGTTGAATGTAATTTA